GAGGTCGAGGTCGAGGCCGATGCCTTCGTTCCCGCAGCCCTCGGTGTGGCAGGTAACGGTCGCCATCTTCTTCTCCTCTATCGTGGGCGGCATGTGGAAAACGGACGTGGGGCAGCAGACGGTGTCGACCGGCTGGCAGGACGGGCGCTGGCAGACGGAGGTCTTGCCGGTCCCCAGCGGCGATACGGTCTACGGGGAGTACGACTCCGAGGAGGAGGCGCGCTCCGGCCACGCCGCTCTTGTGGGGCGGCTGCGCGAGTTCGCGGCGGGCGGTTCATCTCAGACCTGAAGCGCGATCCAGTAGACCGGCACGGCGGCTGCGGTCGCGCTGGTCAGGGTGATGGTTGCTCCGGTCGTGGTCACCCCGGTGACGCCGGTCTGCCGGTCGGTGTTCGACCCGGCGCTCATGTTCGAAACCATCCACGGGGCGACGGTGAAGCGGCCTGCGGGGAAGGTGACGGCGATGGGGGTGGCGGCTCCTGCTCCGGAGGGGGTGATGGTGACCAGCCCTCCAGCGGCGAGGCCGAGGGAGCCGTCGACCTTCTCTGCGAGCGCCTGAATCACGTTGTCGCCGTCCGCGACCCGGTCGGTGCCTACCGGATAGGGGTAGCCCTTCGGGGTGTTCGCCATCGGTTTCTCCTCCTTCTACTTCCAGTTGTTCCACGTCGTGGCGGGCGGAATCTGGTCCCAGCGGGTCGAAGCTGGGAGGTCGTCCCAGCGGCCTCGGTTCACGCTCGGGCCGAGGCAGGAGGCGTCGTCCCATGAGCCCGGAGCGGAGTCCCACGTCATTGCCGGGTCGACGTCGTTCCAGCGCGGAGCGGGCGAGGTGCGGCAGAAGCCGGAGACCACCAGGACCATCTCGTGGTCGCCCCAGCGGAGCGTTTCGTCCCAGCCCTCTACCCAGAGGGCAGCCGAGGTCGGCACGGTTCCGGCGGTGGGCAGCCCGGTGACGTCGAGGAGGGAGTGGACGTCGAGGCCGAGCAGGGCGCGGGTCTGCGCCAGGTCGAGGTCCTTGACGGCGATGGGGAGGTCGGAGAGAACCCAGACCGGGGAGGAGTTGCGGGTGAGGAGAAGGTTCCCCATCCGGGTCGCGTCGGCCAGCAGCGCGAGTTCGGTCGAAGCTGAAAGTTCGTAGCGCCCGTACTTCGCCACCGACTCAGGGCGGTCTGCGACGTACCTCGGCTGCTCGCCCTCCTCGGGGACGACCCCGTACCCGATGGAGACCCGGTTCACCAGCCCCTCGGTAGAGCGGCGCCAATTCGGGGAGACCAGGAGGTCGCAGGAGTCGAGGGCGAGGGAGGGCTGGAGGTTGCGCCGATGGTCGGCGTCCGCGTAGCGGACTTCCCCGGAGCGGGTGTGCCAGATGAGCCCGCCTGCCGATTCGGCGGTGCTCTGCCCGACGTCGAGCGCGGGCTGGGAGTCGACGTCGCGCGGGATGATGAGGCAGGTCCCCGGGTCGGAGAAGGCGGGGTCGAGGGTGACTCCGGCGAGGGCCATCACGCGGGCTACGCGCGGCCCGTCGAGTTCCTGCGGGAAGGGCACGTCTCCGACGACCCGGCGCGCCAGGTCGGCCAGCGGAGAGACCGCGATGACCTGCGTGACGACCCGGTCCGGGGTCGCCACTCCGGCCTCCTCCCAGCCCGCGTTGACGTCGGAGATTCGGCCTGCGAATCGGAAGGCAGGCGGGTCGCCGGCCAGCGTGGCGTAGACCCGAATGACGGCGCCGATTTCGATGGCGGAGGGCAGCGGGTCGACCGCGTTGTCGGCGGAGAGGTCGAGGGTGGCGGTGGCTGCCTCGGGCTGCGAGGAGGAGTCCTCGCGCCCGTGGTGGATGGAGATTTCATCGACGTAGCAGGTGACGTCGAGGGAGGCTCCGGCGCCGGAGGGGTCGGCGAAGAGGAGGACGGTGAAGGTGGAGATCATGCGATGCGCGCCCCCATCCGCCGGTCATGCCCTGCGAGGACTCGGCGCACGGCCCGGGCGGTTCCCTCGGGGTCGATGGCGCCGTTGATGTTGATGACCATCCCGGCTGCTCCGGCGGAGGCAGCGGCGAAGGCTCCCCTGCCCGCTGCCACACCAGGGGCAGGCATGTACGCGCGGCGAGCAGGCACGTCCGGAGCTGGGAGGACGGAGCGCCCGGTGACCTTATCCAGCCACTTCGGCGGGCTCGGCCAATTGATGTGCGGGGTCGGGATATTCCCGAGCCAATTGACGATGCTCTTGATGACGTCGAGGGCGTTGTCGGCTGCGGTCTTGATGGCGTTCAGGGCGGAGGTCACTCCGCCGGGGACCTTGATGTTCTTCAACTTCGCGATGAGGTTGCCCACGGTGGTGATGGCGTTGGAGACGGCGTTCTTGACGGCATCGATGGCGGACTTCACCGAGCCGGGCACCTTGATGGTCTTCAGCCTGCCGATGAGGCGCCCGACGAAGGAGATGACCGAGGAGATGGCGGAGCGGATGGCGGAGAAGACCGACTTGACCACGTTCCCGACCGTGCGGGCTGCTGCGGAGATTTTCGCCCACGCTGCGGTGAAGGCTGCCTTGATGGCGTTCGCGGCTGCGGTCGCGGCGACCTTCACGGCGTTCCAGACGGCGAGGACGATAGAGCGGAAGGTGGTGCTCCTCTTCCAGAGGATGACGATGACCGCGATGAGGGCGACCACGGCGATGATGATCAGCCCGACCGGGCCGAGCGCGAAGGTCATGGCCATCCCCATCAGGCGGGCGGAGACGGCGGCGATCTTCTGCGCGGCTGCCTGCGCGTAGGTGGCCACGGTGAGCCCGATGAGCTGGATGCGGGTGCCGAGGGCGAACTTCGACCCGAGCGCCATCGCGGCGTTCCAGATTCCCTGTACGGCGACCCCGGTCTTGTAGGCGACGTTGAGGATGAGGATGGTGGCTGCCAGCCCGGCGATGACGCCGAGGAGGATCTGGACCGTGGTCGTGTTCTTGCTCGCCCACGTCGCCATCTTCCCGAGCGCCTTCGCTGCTGCGGTGGCTGCCGGAAGGAGGGCGGTGCCCAGAGATGCGGCAGCGTCCTCCGCTGCGGCGCTCGCCTTCTGCTGCTCAACCGCAGCGGTGCCCGACTCCTCGGCGAACTGGTTTTGAGCCTTCGACGTCTTCTTAAAGACCTGCTCTAGAATCACCTGCTTCTTAGCGGTCTCCAGCGCGGAGCCGGTCAACTTGTCCTGCCCCTTCGCGGCGAGTTCGGCGTTCACCCCGGCCATCGTGAGGGAGGCGCCGTACTTCTCCAGCGGGTCGAACTCGGAGCGGGAGACGGCGGCGTTGATGGCTTCGATGGCCTCGGCGGTGGTGCCTCCGTACAGGGCGGAGAGGTCGGCGCCCCGGGCCATCACCTTCTGCGTGGCGCCCACCGACTCCTGCGCGCTCATCCCGGCGTTCTGGAGGGCGGTGCCCACCAGGGCGGCGTACTGGTTGTAGGCCGATTCGGAGAGGCCGAGGGACTGGTCGGCTGCCTGCGCGTACTTCTTCACGGCGCCAGCAGCGGAGCCGAACACTGCCTCCACGGCGCCCTGCGACTGCTGGAGGTCGGAGGCCGCATCAATCGCCTTCTTGCCGATGAGCCCGACCCCAACGGCGACGGCGGCAGCGGGCAGTGCTGCCTTCTCCAGCCCGCGCCCGAACTTCGATGCGGACCCGCTTGCCTTGTCCAGCCCGGCGGCAGCAGCCGAGGCGTCAGCGATGACCTTGATCTGGAGAATGGCGGTGCTAGTGGCCACGGCTCGCCCTCCTCATCTCGGCTTCCTGCTGCTCCAGCACGTCCAGCACGGTGGCGAGCACTTCGTCGTCCTCTTCCCACCAGTCGCGGGGCGCGGTCTGCGTGGCAATCGCGATCTCGACAATCAGTCGAGACCGGCTGCCAGTGGGGTAGGGCGCCCGGCCTCGGCCTCCTCGCCGTCGTCCTGCGGTTCGATCTCCAGCACCTCGGTCTCCCACGTCTCGTACTTCACGTCGGGCGGGATGGCGCCGGTGCGGCGCGCGGCTGCCCAGCCGATGAAGGTCAACCAGAGGAACGGCGCCTCGCTCACGGTCGGCCACTTGTGCTTCCAGCGGGTCCGGTCCCAGAGCACCAGGTCGGCGTTCGTGGACTGCACCTCCAGGTCGTCGTAGCCCTCGCGCCTGACCCGCAGGCGCGGGGTACTGAGTTGCACGTCGCCCATCTCTCATGCCCCTTTCACTGCGCGCATGACGGAGGCCACGCGCTCTTCGTAGTAGTCGAGGTACGCGCCCTCGGTGTTGCGTGCTCCTTCTGCCAGCCACGGTTGAGCGGCCTGCCGGTACCGGCGGTAGCCCCAGTGGGTGCGGTTCGAATAGGCGAGCCCGGAGGTGACCACGGCGTCGTTGCGGTCGGGGGCTGCGCGCACCGAAGCTGCGAGCCTTCCGGTCCTGCGCGGAGCATCCGCCCGACCTCGGGAGGCGAGGAAGGCGGAGGTCTTCTCGGCGGGCTGGGAGAGGTCTTCGATGCGCTCGGACGCGGCCTCCAGCGTGAACCGGAGGCGGTCCAGCCCGAGGACCTGCACCCGAGGCTCGGTCACGACGCCTGCGCCTCCTCCTCGGGCTCATCGCGAGGAACGGTGGTGCGGGCGGTGAGGGGGAGCCCGCCGATGGAGTAGGTCGGGGCGCCCACAATCGTGAACTCGAAATCGGAGGTCATCGTCTCGCCCGTGGTGTCGCCACCGAAATCGAGCGGGTCCACGATGAGGGTTCCGGCTGCCTCGGTGCCAGCCTCGGTCGATGGGACGAACGTGAAATCCTGCTCGCCTCCGGCCTCCTCTTGCGAGAGGGCGAACAGCCCTGCCGGGTCGGAGATGTCGGTGTCGATGTTGCCGGAGAGGGCGTAGGTGTAGGTGACGGCGCCGGGCTTGACGGTGCCGCACAACTTGGTCACCGAGTCGCCTTCATCCTTGCTCGCGGCAATGACGGCGTTGTTCACGAGGCAGGAGACGTCGATGGGCGTTCCGGTCGCCCCAATCGTCAACGTTCCCGGGCCGAGCGGGTAGGTATCCCCAGCAGCCATGATGGTCAGTCCTCTCGGGTGGGGTTGAGATGGGGCACGACGCGCACCCGAAGGGCAGGCATCGCGGTCCCGGTCTGGAAGGTGAGTTGCACGGGCTCGGCGGTCGGTACGCGGCCCACGGAGGCGAGCGCCACCGCGACCAGGTCGAGCAGGACGTCGCCCTCATGGACGGAGTCCGGTTCGTATCCGGCGGGCAGGATGACCAGCACGTCGTACTCATGCACGGCCAGCCAGCCGAGGCGCCCTCCGGTGTAGGAGGTGACGGCCCAGCGCGGGAAGGCGTCCCACGCCACGGGGTTGTCGGGCGCCTGCCGGTGGACGGTGAGTTTCGGGACCGCCTCCAGCGCCTCCACGATGGCATCGCGGGTCGTGGTCGCCGGGCCGACCGGAGCAGCGAGCCGAGGACCAGGGGCGGCGAGGCTCATGCCACCACCACGATTCGGTACGAGGCTTCCAGCCGACCGACCTCGGCGTCCCAGCGCGGGAGGTTGAGCGGCCCGAACTCGGCGCCCTCCGCCCCGAGCACGCCGAGCGGAACGTTCCGCGCGGCGACCTGTCGTTGGCAGCGGCGCAGCAGGGCGCGTGCCAGAGCTGGAGGATAAACGGCCTCGGCGGAGTCCTCGGGGATGCGGCAGGTCCTCGCCTGAATCTCAATCTCGGCGTTGAGGATCTGCTGGAGGTCGTCGTCGGGGAGGGAGGTGGCGGGCACGGCGATCCATGCCCGCACCTCCTCCAGCGTCGGGATCCCGTTCACTCGGCATCCCTCCGCTTCTTCCTACGGGCAGGCTTCTCCTCGGTCCGGTCTCCCGTTTCAGGTCCCGCGCCCTCCGGGGACTCCGGAGCGGGCGTGCGCGCGGAACCGCTTAAGGGACCGCGACCCCGGCGGTGACCTCGCAGAGTGCAGCGGCCTCGGTGACGGCGAAGGCAGCGCGCGCCTCGGCCAGAATCACGAGTTGGTTCCGGAGGAAGAAGTCGGCGTGCGAGTCCGAGATGAGCACGTCGGTCGTTCCCCGGTCAAACCAGGTCTCGCCGGTCTTGAAGTCGCCCACGTACGCCGTCCCGGCAGCCACCGAGGTCGCCGGGATGATGGGCAGCCCCCAGATCGTGCCGTTGACCACCGCGCCGTTGTTCGTCTGGAGAAACGTGTTCATGTCCAGCGTGGCGGCGTCCATCGGGTTCAGCAGGACCGCGTTCGGCTTGTATCCGGCAGCCTCCACCGTGGCGACTCCGATGCGGATGCCTGCGGTGAGGTCGCCCGCTCCGTCGACCGCCGGAAGAGCAGCGGCGACCAGCGCGGCGACCGCTGCGGTCTCCAGCGCGGAGTTCACTCCGCCCAGAAGGCGGTTCTGAATCACCGTCTGGATCTGGGGAATGTCCTCCAGCGCCTGCCGGGTCACTGCCTTGTAGTGGGCGTAGGTGGAGAGGGCGATGGTCGCCTCCACCACGTCCATCACGGCCTCGGGCTTCAGGTCGCCCTCGGCCACCACCGGGGCATCGCCGGGCTTCGGCGGCTGCCACTGGAGGTAGAGCACGGCGGACTGCGAGGTCGCTACGCGCCCGATGAGGTTGAGCACGGTGTTGGAGAAGGTCGGCGCGCCCGGCCCGGACCAGAGCTGCGGGACCGGCCCGGTGTACGCGGTGAGCCCGACCGAGCCGGTCGTGATGGCTGCGCGGAACTCGGGCGAGGCAGGACCAGGGAGCGTCAGCCGCTCGGAGGTGCCAGCACCTCGGTAGCCCTTGAATGCGGTCGACTCCACGAACCGCTTGCCGAAATCGACGGCGGCGCGCTGCTCATCGGCTGCGCCGGCCGAAGCCTTCTCGCCCTCGGATTCGTGGGCGCGTTCTGCCTTCTCCTCGGCCTCCTTCTGCGCGCCGATGAGTTCGGCGAACTTCGCGGAGCCGGTGTCGAAATCCTTGATGCGCTCGATCTCGGCGTCGAGTTCCCGCAGCCGGGCGACGATCTCATCGAAGGTCTTTCGCTCGGCGTCGGTGAGGTCGCGCCCGTCGTCAGCGGCCCGGGTCTGAAGACTCTTCAGGACCTCGGAGGAGGACGCGCGCTCTTCGATCTTCTTTCGCAGGTAGACGTTCATCGAGGTTGCTCCTCGGTCGGTGGGGTTCGCGAGTAATCCGCGTGCCCCCGTACCGAGGCGCCGCTTCCGGGGACCCCGTACCGGGTCGCCGGGTCCTGCTGCGGGAGACCCCGTACCGGGTCTCGACCGCTTCTGTTTTCTGGTTGGGACGCTAGACCCGGTGGGGGCCGATGGCTACAGGCGGAGTCGGATGGCTTCGACCCGGAAGAGGGGCGCGACCAGCCGGTCGCCCGAGTGCGGCCCCTGCTGGAGAGTGGCGCGGAGGTGGAGGCCGCGCGCGTAGCGCTGCGCGGGCGCTGCGTACTCGGCTTGGTCGATGCTCACGGCGGTCACGGTGAACCACTCGCCTCCGACCAGCACGGCGGCAATCTTCGCGGCATCGACGGTGATCATCGACCGGGCCAAACCAGCGCGGCGAGGTCGACGGCCTCGGGGAACTCGGAGAGGTCGTACTCCACCGCGAGCAGCGCGTCGACCTCGGGCGAAGCTGCGGCCCGGACGGCGAGGATCTGCGCGGAGTCGTACGCGGGCTCATCGACCAGGGAGACGTGGAAGAGGCGCGCCTTCAGGACCTCTCGGGCGCCGTCCTCGGCCCGGCGCTCGGCGTCGGTGAGGAAGCCCACCGAGAGACCGCCGTACGTCTCCTCCAGCACGTTCTCCCGGGCGCCCCTGCCCTCCGGGGTGTTGTAGAAGCGGAAGGTCCCGTACAGCCCGTCCTCCGCATCGCGGAAGGCGGTCGCGATGCCGACCGGGCGCTTCTTCTCATCGTGGACGTCGGTCAGCCGCACCTTCGACTTCCCGTTGGCGGTGCTCGCGAAGGCGCCTCGGACGAACCGCTCGCCCTGCGGGTACCCAGCCTTCAGCGTGGTCTCCCCGTAGGGCACGCAGATGCCCTCCAGCACGTTCTCTGCGGTCTGCCGGAGTTCCAGCGGCAGCAGGGTCGAGTCGGTCATGACGTCTCCTCTCGGCGGCGCAGAGCAGCGGCGTAGTCCGTTGCCTTCCGCGCTTCGATCTCGTTCATCGGGGGCAGGTCTTCCTTCGCCCGGACGTCGTCCACCGTCAGGAAGCCGTTGGAGAGGCCGATGGCGTAGGCGTCGTACCGGGTCTTCGTATCGGCCCGGCGCAGCGCGTCGAGGTTCAACTTCAGCGAGGTGCCGCGAGCGAAGACGGCGTCGAACGCGGATTCGATGCGGCGCGACCACGGGAGCAGGGCGTCCTGCACGTAGTCGATGGAGGCCGATTCGATGTTGGCGTAGGTGTTCGTGTAGCCCATCGAGATGGCAAGTTTGTAAGGCGGGATGCCGTAGATGAGCGAGATTTCCCACGCGCTCAAACGCAGGAGTTCCACGAGCTGGAGGGCCTGCGGGTCGAGTTGCAGCGGGTGGAACTCGGTCGTCGCGTTGAGCACCGCGATGCGCCGGGTCGCCCCACCATGCGCGGTCATCCACCGAGCCTTCAGGCGCTCGGCTTCGTCCTCTGCCAGGTCGGGCGCGCTCACCTTCAGGTAGCCCGCCGGGATGCCGCGCCCGAGCATGTTCCCGGCGTAGTCGCGGATGGAGTGGCCCAGCCCGATGTCGGCGGCGAACTGTCCCCAGATGCCGACCCCTCGGTTCTTCCCGGGCCAGACCCGGTTCCGGACGACCAGCAGGTTCTCCGGCGGAATCCGGTGCTCCTCATCGCGGTAGGAGCCCACCCACCAGGACCCGAACTCCACCTGCACGTCGCGCGGGTTGAGTTGGAAGAGCGGAGGCAGCGGGGCGCCGGTCGCGTCGAGGTTGGGGCAGTAGGCGATGCCCTCTCCGAGTTCCAGCGCGGAGACCAGGAAGGACGACCAGAACTCCACGGCGGAGAGGCGCACGTCGAGGACCGAGGAGGTGATGCGTTCGTCCTCGCGGAGCCCCTGCGGGTCCAGAATCCAGTCCGGGGTCCGCAACTTCTCGCGGTCCCGGTGGACCTCCCACGGCACCCCGGCGAGGGCGTCCACGATGAGGGAGCGGCACCGGGCCATCGCAGGCAGCGCGGACTTCCCGCTGCTGAAGGGGTCGTCGGCGCCCGGTGGAGGGTTCCCCCACGGTCCGCCGGTCCCATCGGCAGAGCCCGCCGGTCCGTCCCACCAGAGCCACGGCTGGTCGACCTCCCAGCCATCCGGGTCGTTGCGGAGCATGTCGCGCCCATCGGTCGCGTAGAGCACCCTGCCGGGTCGGGCTGCGCGCTTCTCTGCCATCTCGCTCCTCCTCTAGAAGACCTGCGGGCGAGGCAGCGCGACGGCTGGACCTCCCGCGACTACGGCTTGCACGGCCCACGCCATCGCGCGCACCAGGTCGCGCCGGTCGGCGCGCTGCGGAATCACCAGACCGCCCTCGCGGAGTTGGACCCGGCAGCCCACGGTCTGCTGCGTCATCGCCTCGCCCCCCGAGTGGATGAGGCGCCCCTGCCTGACCAGCACCCGCACCAGGGGCAGCGCCCGCTTCAACTCCGAGGCGCCCGCCTTCACCACGGTCGCCTCCGGAGCCCACTCCGCGACCTCCGCGACCGGCAGCGAAGCGCCCGCATAGATGCCCGACCCCGGGCGCCCCTCGGCGGTGAAAACGGCCCACGCCAGAGCAGCCTCGCGGTCGGGGAAGACGTCGCCCCAGACCACGATCCGCCCGTCAGGCAGGGCGCCGGCCGAGCACGCAGCGGCGCCCCTGCCGAACCAATCCTCCACCGCGACCTGCACGGGACCCGCCGGAGCAGACACCGACAGGTCCCGCGCGGCCTCCCACTCCTCGGGCGCCACCAGAGGCTCCTCGCGAGCGGAGGAAACCAGAGTACGGACCGGCCAGATGTTGAGGTACTGCGCGCGGAACGATTCGACCGGGTCGTCCTCATCCGGGTCCTCCGAGACCCCCTGCTGGACCCGGCGCAACTTCGCCTCCAGCAAACGCTCACGCTGGCGCGACCAGTGCGGGCTCGAGCTGCGCCACGCGGCGCGGTCATCCAGCGCCGTATCCCTCGGCGCCGACCACTCGATCAGCAGGGTCGACCCGGGCTCCTCCAGCCTCTCCAGAGCAGCGGCCCGGCGCAGCGGGAAGAGCGACGTCGCCTTCCGATGCGCGGTGCTCACCAACCAGAGTTGCGGGTCGACCCGGTCCCCCATCGTGGGCTCCACGCCGTCCTCCACAATCTCGGCGGCCACCCCCCACGCCTCATCGACCAGCCCCAGCGAAACGGCGTACCCGTAGACCGAGAACTTCGACCGCACAATCCAGCGGGAGCCGTCGACGCCGATCTCTTCGTTCCCGTTCTGCTCCCGCACCGTGTACCCATCGCGCTGCCGAGCCCACGCGCGCGCCGGGCGCATCACCTCATTGCAGACCGGCAGATCCTTCCCGGTGTGCAGAACTAGTTGCTCCTCCCCGAACAGCCCGGCCCGATGGATGCGCCAGGTCGCCACCGACCGGCAGCCCCACGACTTCCCGACCTGCCGAGGCGTCGAGAGGTCGACCTCCAGCCACACCAGCCTGCCCTCGGCGTCGAACTCCAGCGCCCGAGTCAGCGCGAGGTCCTGCCACCACCGCAGCCGCACCCCAGCCACCTCACGCAACCACCGGGCAGCCTCCTCACCATGCGAGCCCACCGCATCCGGATGCGGCCCGGACATCAGCCGAGGCCACGAAGCCTCCGCCGGAACATCGCGCAGCCGCGCCAACCACGGGCAGGCATCCCAGACGGGATCGCCCGGCCCCGGAGTAGTCGGGTCGGGCTCCGCCGAGACCAGAGGGTTCACGCCGAGCCGGGGGGGGATCGCGGGAGTCAGAGGATTCCCCTCTCCTCTCTCTCC